AAGCTGATGATGTGATTGCTGTATTGGCAACACGATATGCAGCTTCACAAAAGGTAATGATTCTTTCCTCTGATAAAGACTTTGCACAATTGCAAAAGTTTCCTAATGTTGAGCAATATTCACCAATTTTAAAGAAGGTGCTCAAAGAACCATTGCCTGCACTACAATTGAAACAGTTGATTATTCGTGGTGATAAAGGTGATGGTATTCCAAACATTCTAACCAAAGATGATGTATTTGTTGAAGGTGGTAGACAGAAACCTATTACTGAAGCGAAGATTATTAATTGGTTGAACCAAGACCCTAGTGAATTTTGTAATGATGAAATGCTACGGAACTTTAAGCGGAATGAAATGTTGATTGATTTAACACAGATTCCAGAAACTCTTAAACAAAGTATCATAGATACCTATGAAAGCACTAAAGGTCATACTAGACAAGAGTTTATGAATTATATGATTGCTAATCGTTTGAAAAATTTAATTGAGGTAATAGATGAGTTCTGAGCTACTGTATTCTGAAATAATGGATAAGTTTGAAAAGGCACAAACTAAAGAAGAACGCCTTCAAGTATTGCGTAGAAATGGTGATGAGAGGTTTAAACAATTTTTAATTATGGCTTATAATCCGTATGTTAAATTTGATGTTCAAATTCCAAACTATCGGTCTGCGGTTGAACCCGCTGGATTAAACTATGCATACCTTGATACTGAAATACCAAAAATGTATAGGTTTATTGAGAACCATAAATTGCGACCTGCTGGTTTAACTGGCAAAAAACAATCGTCTTTACTATTGGTCATTTTAGAATCACTACATAAAGAAGAAGCGTTTTTACTAGTTAGGATGTTGAGAAAAGACCTTGCAATTAAATTTCTTACGCCTAAATTAATTAAAGAAGCATTTCCTGATATTGATATTCCTACTAAGGACTGATTATGAAAGTAGCCGTAGTTACGCCAACAATTGGCAATCCAAAATTAGCCGATTGTTTGGCTTCTGTTAATAACCAAACTTATAAGAACCTAACACATTATATTTTTATTGATGGTTCTCAATACGAAGAACAAGTTAAAAAAATTATTATTAAGTCACCAAAAGTTTGGCAGAAAACAATTAAGCTAGAAGAAAATGTTGGAAAAGGATGGTATGGGCACCGAGTATTTGCTGCCTGTTCTTTTCTTGTTGACGCTGACATTATTTGTTATTTGGATGAAGATAATTGGTTTGAACCATGCCATATAGAAAAATTGGTAAAGAAAATTGAGGAAGGTAATGATTGGGCATATTCTCTTAGAAAAATTTATGACAAAGATGGAAACTATATTTGCGATGATAACTGCGAATCGCTGGGCAAATGGCCTGTTTACTTTAATGACAGCGTGTTTCATATTGATACCAGTTGTTTTGCTGTTAGGCGGGATATCGCTGTTCGTGTCGGTCATTCTTGGTACGGCCAATGGGGTGCCGACCGCCAGTTTTTTTCTGCGATAAGTAAGGCATTTCCAAAATTTGATTGTACCAATGCTCATACAGCGTGTTATCGTTTAGATGGCAATCCTAATTCGGTCAATAAAGACTTCTTTGACCAAGGTAACGCTGCTAATGAGAAAAAATACTTTGGTCAATTTCCATGGAAACTTGGTAAAAAATTGGTAACGATTGCAAAACAACCTACGCAAGAACTTGAAGTGGGACCAGGAATAAAGATTTTAGTATAATGAAAACTGCGTTAGTTACTGGTAGCTCTGGCTATCTTGGTAGTCATTTGTGTAAATATCTCAAGCAATCTGGATGGAATGTTGTTGCGATTGATATTGTCAGGCCAAAGCATTCTTACTATGATGTTTTTCAATATATTGATGTTCGTAACCACGAAGTAATCAATTACCTATTTCTCAAAACTAAAATTGATGCCGTGTTTCACATGGCTGGTCGAATTGAGATTGGAGAATCAGTAAAGAATCCAACTGAGTTTTGGGAAGTAAATACTGGTGGAACTTGCACTATACTCAATGCCATGAAAAAGCATGGAGTGAAATATTTTGTATATTCATCTACCGCTGGTGTTTACAAGCCAGACAGAATCAATAAGTTATTTGACATTCCAATTTCAGAAATGGACAATGTTACATTTGACCATAATCCATACTCAGCAAGTAAACTGGCTTCTGAAAATGCAATAAAACAATCTGGTATTCATTATATGATATTCCGATACTTCAATTTGGCAGGTGCCGATGAAGAATTGGATATTGGTGAAAACCATGAACCAGAAACACATCTAATTCCTAGAATTCTTCAGAATCTAAATAACTTTGAATTATATGGTGACGATTATGACACCGAGGATGGCTCTTGTGTCCGAGATTATGTTCATGTTACCGATGTTGCAAAGGCACACATTACGGGGTTAGAATACCTGATGGGTGGCGGGCAATCGGTACTAATGAATTTAGGAACAGGCAAAGGTCACTCTAACCTAGAAATTATTAACTTAATAAAAGACAAACTTAACCTACCTGTAAAGTATACCGTAGTATCTCGCCGCCAAGGTGACCCTGATTCTTTGGTTGCCGATATCAATCTTGCTCAAAAAGTATTGCAATTCAAGCCTCGGTATGATATAATGGATATATTACAAACAGCATATGATTGGCATCTAAAAAATGACAAATAAAAAAATTGACGATTCGGTGATTGATGCCGAAGATATCATTGGTCTTGGTTTACTTAAAAATCACACCCACTTTTTAATGGGTGAAATTGATGATGAAAATATTGAGAAAGCTATCCGTTGGTTGCTCTATGAAAACATGGACAATTCCAATCCAGATAAAATACTAACAATTTATATTAATTCAACTGGCGGTAGTTTGACCGATGCCTTTGGTTTAATTGATGTGATGCAAAATTCTAATTTCGTGGTTCGCACTATTGCAATTGGTAATGTAATGAGTGCAGCCTTTCTAATATTCGCTGCTGGTGATAAAGGTGAACGCTATGTCGCAAAAAACACCAGTATTATGTGTCACCAATTTACCGATTCTATGGATGACAAATATCATAATATCAAAGCTGCGATGAAAGAAACGGAACATTTGAATAAACGTATGATTGATATTTTAACAGAAGCAACAGGTCTGGTACCAAGTAAAGTAAAAGCCAAACTTTTACCAGCAAGTGATGTTTATCTAACGGCTGAAGAATTGCTTGAATTCGGTGTAGCAGACCATATTTTGTAACAGGTAATTGTATGATAGGCGGCGGACAGAAATTTCTAAAACCAAAGAAGTCTAAATTTAGAAAAAATTCTGATAAAGATACTCTTAAAGAGTTTAGACAAAAAAACACAAAGCACTATGATAAGGCAACTTATCGCTTATTGAAGAAAGAGGAAGAAGATGTCAGTTAAACAATTTATGGATCAAATCACCGAAATACAAAAGCGTATTGACCAACAATCTGGCGACATTGAAGATTTGAAAAAACAACTTGACCGATTGAAGATAATGGCATTTGAAGAAGAAATGCGGGAAGAAAACGACCAGCAGCTCTTGAAGGGATAAGACTTGGACGCTGTTGTTTTTAAGCAACACTAGGGCTTGACTTTCCCACCAGTTATGTTACAATGGTGGGTATGAGTGAAATACTAAAAGAAATTACTGTATGGCAGTCGGACTTTTCAGTTCCAAACCATACCTATTTACTTGATTCTAAGGGCAACATTATTGCTCATGCTCGTGCTAGTGATGGCAAAGTAATAGAATCAAAATCAAAAACGATTAAATTAGATAAGCGGTATCGTAAGTTTATCAAGGTTAATCATTCTGAATTATCCAAACTAATACCAAAAGATGATGGACACGATTATAGTCCAAAAGTCGGTGTTCGCATTTTCAAAGTGAAATCTGGCAACCACGATTATAAGATTGAAGTGGCAGGTTCTAGTATTACCTGTTCTTGTATTGGTTTTGGTTATCGTGGTAAGTGTAAACACGCTGAAGCGGTGAGGGTTAAATTATGATGATATATGTTAATAATCGGTCGCCTAAAAAATTGCGTATGCAAAGAAAAAAACAATTGGCAAAAAAACAAGAGCAGTACCAAGAATGGCTTACCAGTTTAGAAAAACTAAAACCTAATTTCGGTACACCTGGCACTAAAAATATTGTGGCTTTGCAAAGTGGTAAAAGATTTGTTCGTGAAACACCACATTACGATTCGTTGGAAACGATTGGAGGTGTCGCAACAAAGCCTGTATATGGCAATGTCTATACTGGCGATAAGATGAAGGGCATTGGTACCTTGCATAAATCCAATGCGGTTCCAATCTTTACGGATGAAGAAGCAATTGACCAAGCGAATATGCGTAGGTAAAAAGTCAATGGAATCAAGAGCTTACAAAAAGTCAATGGAATCAAGAGCTTACGGGTGTTGCGTGGAAGCAACAAATCCAAAAATAGTTGCCAAACCCCTTGACACCTGCCTTGGTTCGTGTATAATGGATCTTGTTGAGTTGATAAAGAAAGCAAATTTATGAAATTATTAAGCACTGGTAACCCAAAAGTATTAAAAGGTATTAAACAAGGTTATAACACCTACATTTTACATTTGGCACCTGCTGACTTATCTGGTTTTAACACCTGTCCTAAAGCGACAGCAGGTTGCAAAGCGGCTTGCTTGAATACAGCTGGTCGTGGCGGTATGTTTAAAAAAGGTGCTACAACCAATACTATTCAGGAAGCTCGTATTCGTAAAACACAATTCTTTTTTGAAGAGCGAGCAGGTTTTATGGAATGGTTAGTTGCTGATATTAAATTAGCAA